TGCCGCGGGGCGACTTCACCGTTGACGTCGAACGAGTTGCTGGCGTGCCGATTCATCCGCCCGCGGCGGTCTGGGACACGGCCGACGGCGGGTTCACCGCCATCAAGGACGCGTTCTTCAACAGTACGCCGATCGAGTTCGCCGCCCTCGACGGCCCCGTCAACGTCGCCGGCTCGCAGGGGCTGAGGCCACGATGGCGATCACCAACTTCAGCCGCAACGAGCCGCTCGAAGAGGCGATCACGGTCAGCGTGACCGCCAAGCCGACCTACAGCGAGCATCCGCCGCAGTGGATGACCACCACGTAACAGTCGCTGCCGTCAAGCAGTCATAATTGGTGCTTGATACAGCGTCATGCTGGGGTCACGGGTTACGAGCGATGCCCCTTCGATCAAGGCCTGCGCAATCAGCATGCGGTCGAACGGGTCACGATGATGCAGGGGAAGTCGCTCGGTCGCAACGATGTGCTTCGCTTCGAGCGGCAGCACCTCGAACCCGACTCGTTGAACATCGTGTTCCAGATTGATCGGCGCAGCGAGCTTCCCGATCTGGCGCTTGATGGCAATCTCCCAGAGCGAGACCACGCTTACGAGGACTCGGTTCTGCGGATCGCTGATGGCTGATGAGGCCGCCGGCGAAAGAAACGCCGGATTGGACAACCACCACAGGAAGGTGTGTGTATCGAGCAGGAGCGTCACGGCGTCATCCCGAGCGCTTCCTGAAGGTCGGGCGGCCACTCGTCAAAATCTGGAGCCATCCAGATTTGGCCTGCGTACTGTCCCCCCTGCCGGCGCGCCGGCGCAGCTTGGGATTTGCTGACGTCCTCTGGCGTGAGAACCTCCACGCGCACCGGGGTTCCCTCGGGGAGAGTCGCCGGCTCATCGAGCACGATGACCCCTTTGTGGACATGACCGGCCAACATCATCGGAACATCTCCTTTCACGCCCCCAGTGTACCACGGCCGCGGACTGTGGCGAAGACCACCTGCCGAGTGGAGAGATCGTCATGAAAACATTCACCGACCGCCAGGGACGCTCCTGGACGATCGAGGTCAACTACACGTCGCTGCGGCGCGTAAAGGCGGCCGCAGGCGTGGACCTGACGAAGCTCGTCGACCCCCAGGCGGACATCGTCGGCCAGCTGACCGGCGATCCGTTCGTTCTGTTCGATTGCCTGGTCGCCATTCTGCAGCCGCAACTGGACGAGCGCGGGCTGACCGCCGAACAGTTCGGCGAGTCGCTGGATGAGGAATCCGCCGACAAGGCCGCCGTGGCGCTGATCGAGGCGGCGATCGATTTTTTCCAGGAAGCGAAGCGGATGCTCCTCAAGCGGGCGTTCGCGAAGGTGACGACCGCGGCCCAGCGGAGGCAGACGGCGTCGCTCGACCAGGCGCGGCGGGCTGTGGAGAGTCCGGAGTTCGAGCGGGCGATCGAACGGAGTCTGGAGTCTGTAGTCGGGAGTCTGGAGCGAAGCTGACTTCAGCGGCGAAGCCGCTGCCTAGTTCTCCAGACTCCAATCTCCGGTCTCCAGCCTCCATTGACGTCTGGAAGCTCGGCTACGAGCTCGCTGGCATCGTCGGCGTCGACCCCGGCCCCCTGACGCTCCGGCAACTCTGCTGGATGGCGGACCCGGTGTCCCGCGACCGCTGGAACCATACCGCTTCGCTCCTGGCCCTGCTCACCAATTGCCACCGCGATCCGAAGAAGTCCCGTGCGGCGCGGCCGCGGGACTTCCATCCCCACGCGAAGCCCCCGCGGCGACGCCCGGACGAACGCAAGCCCCGCGTCGGCGTCGAGGTCTTGCGGCAGGTGTTCGTCGACCGCCGTCCGCTCGACGCGCGGTGATCCCCAGCCTGAAAGAAGGGACGAGATGTGCCTGCTGCCGGTGCCATCCGAGCCGCTCGTGCTTATGTCGAGTTGTTCGCCGACGACTCGAAGCTCGTGCGGGGATTGCGCCGCGCCCAGGCCAAGCTGAAAGCGTTCGGCAAATCGGTGCAACAGTTCGGCCGTCAGCTTCTCACCGTGGGGACGCTGGCGGCCGTGCCGTTTGCGCTCTCGGCGCAGACGTTCGCCAATTTCGAGTCGCAGATGGCCCGCGTGAAAGCGCTCACCGGAGCCAACGAAGAGCAGTTCTCCCGGCTGGAGAAAGAGGCCAAACGGCTCGGGGCACAGACGGTGTTCTCGGCCAGTCAGGCGGCCGAGGCGATGAGCTACTTCGCCCTGGCCGGGTTCAACGTCGACCAGATCCTGGCGGCGATCGGGCCGACGCTCGACCTGGCGGCGGCGGGGCAGATCGAGATTGCCGAAGCGGCCGACATCGCGGCCAAGATCATGGCCGGGATGGGGATCGCAGCCGATGACCTCGGCGACGCGGTCGACGTCATGGCCAAGGCGATGACCACCGCCAACACCAACCTCACCATGCTCGGCGAGGCGTTCAAGTTCGTCGGTCCGATGGCCAAGTCGGCCGGCATCTCGCTGGAAGAGATCACCGCGGCCATCCAACTCCTGTCGAACGCCGGCATCCAGGGAGAGATGGCCGGGACGACGCTGCGGGGGATGCTCCTGTCGCTGACCGCCCCGTCGGCGGAAGCGACGAAGGAACTGCAGCGGCTCGGCGTCCAGGTGACGGATGAGGCCGGCAACGTCCGCTCGCTGGCCGACATCCTCGCCGACTTGGAGAAGAGCCTGGCCGGCGTCGGTTCCGGGGAAAAGCTCCGTGTCTTGGGGACGATCTTCCCCGCGCGGCAGGCGGCCGGCGCTGCCGAACTGGTCTCTCAAGGGGCCGATAAGCTCCGCGAAGCGACCGTGGCGCTGGGCGATGCCTCAGGAACGGCCTCGCGAATCGCGGGGACGCAGCTCGACACGCTCAAGGGGGATGTGATCATCCTCCTCTCGGCGCTGGAAGGGGTGGCGATCGCCGTGGGGGAGGCGTTCGGCACCGAACTCCGCGCGGCGGTCCGGGGCGTGACGTCGTTCCTCGCGGCACTCGGCACCTGGATCGGCGAGAACAAGCAGGTGGTCCTGACCACGGTCGGGATCATCGTCGGCATTCTCGCGGCCGGCGCGGCGCTCGTCGGCCTGGGGGGCACGATCCAACTCGTGGCGTTCGGATTCGGCGGCCTGGCGACGGCGATGGGGGCGGTCGCCTCGCTGCTGGGGGCGCTTCTCTCGCCAATCGGCCTCGTGCTGGCCGGAATCGGAGCGCTGGCGGCCTACCTTATTAATACGTCCGATCTCGGCGGGCAGGCGCTGGATTGGTTGGGGCAGCAGTTCCAGGCCCTCCAATCGACGGCCATCCGGGCGTTCGGCGGGATCGGCGATGCGCTGGCGGCGGGCGACCTGGGCCTGGCGGCCCGCATCCTCTGGCTGACACTCAAGATGGAGTGGCAGCGCGGGATCAACGCGCTCAACCAACTCTGGATCGAGGTGAAGCGGTTTTTCGTCGCCGTCTGGACCGAAGCAGTCTACGGCGCGGCGGAAGTCGCCGCGAATGCCTGGGCCGGGTTGCAGACCGGTTGGACCGAGACCGTCGATTTCCTGGCCGACGCCTGGGCGCTGTTCACGACCGGCCTGACCAAAACCTGGAACACGGCCATCGGGTTCATCCGCAAGGCGTGGGTCCGGCTGAAGTCGCTATTCGACTCCGACGTCGATCTCGACGCCGAGGTCAGCCGCATCAACGCAGAGGTCGCCGGCAAGAACGCAGGGGCCGACGCGGAGCGCGACCGCCGCATCTTCGAGCGGGACCAGGCCCGCCGGCGTCGTCTCGGCGAGATCGAAAGCGGCCGCACCGGGACGCTGGACGAACTGGAGCGGATGCGGGACGCCGAGCACGCGCGGCACGCTCAGCAGTTCGCGGCCGAGGTGCAGGACTCCGACGCAGCGCTGGCCGCGGCGCGAATGGCAGGCCGCGCTGGAAGAGGCCTCCCGCAAGCGGTCGGAAGCCGATGCCGCCAGCGAGCCGCAGTCCTCCACCGACCGGCTCAAGGAACTCGAAGACGAGCTGGCCGGAGCCGGTGCGGGGCTGCAGCAGGCGGTCGACAAGGTGAGCGTCAGCGGGACGTTCAACGCGATGGCCGTCCGCGGCCTCGGTGGAGGTTCGCACGCCGAGCGGACCGCGAAGGCCACGGAAGAGACCGCCAAGAACACCAAGCGGCTCCTCGACGAAGCGCATCACGGCGGCCTGCAGTTCACGTAATGGAGCGTCATGGCCGTCACCGTCACCGAGAAATGGGAATCGCGCGAGCAGTCGGCCGGGGAACAGCCCTCGGTCGATCTGCGATTCCTGGTGGTCGGGACGCCGGACGACATCACGGCCCACAGCGAACTGATCGCCCAGACCCCAACGGTCTATGCCGGGTTGGTCCGCCAGTCGACGCACCTGGAACGGATCGCCGAGGACGCCTGGGAAGGTTCGGTCCGCTACGGCCGTTACGAGCCGCCCCAGACCGGAGACTCGTCCTATTCATTCGACACCGGCGGCGGCACGCAGCACATCACGCAATCGCTCGGCACCGTCGGTGTCTGGGCGGCCCCGGGCGTGTTCCCGCCCAATTTCCGGGGCGGGATCGGCGTCACGAAGGACGGCGTCGAAGGGGTGGACATCACCATCCCGGTCTACAACTTCGCCGAAACGCACTACATCGACGCGGCACTGGTCAATCGAAGGGGGAGAGACCGATTCGCTGAAGACCGACACCGCCGGCAGCGCCTTCATTCTTTGGAAGGAGCCGGCCGGATCGGGGGGCTACGGCGGGGGCGGCTACGGATACGGCTATGGCTATTACGGCGGCCTGCGGTGGGCCCTCGTGCGGATCGGCAACCTGAGCGACGGGGACCAGTGGGGGGCGGTTTAGTCTGCAGTCTTGAGTCCGCAGTCTGCAGGAAAGAGCATGCATGAATTCGCTACAGACTGCAGACTCCGGACTACAGTCTCTGTTGGCCGAACTGACGCGGCGGGGCGTGACCCTGGAACCGCGCGGCGCTGTGCGAGGCCTGGCGGCCAGGCGCCTCGGTTCCCACGCTGCTCCGGCAACTGACCCGGCGCGGCTGGCAGCTCCGCAAGCAGCCGGTCCCGGTCCTGTTCCGAGGCAGTTCCAGCGAGGACTATTTCGAGCGACAGCGCCTCGCCGATGAGACCGTCACGCTGTTCATTCCGCTGGCAGGACGCGAAACGCTGTGGCGCGAGCTGCGCAAGTTCCTGGACCGCCAGACCTGGCCACACGAACAAGTGCGATTGATCCTGTGCGACACCAGCCAGGATGAACAGTTCAGTCGCCTGGTCCGGGATTGGATCAGTCGCTGCGACTATCCCGACGTGCGACACTTTGCGTTCGCGCCGGGCACCAAGGGACTGGCCGATCTGCCGCGCGAGCAGCAGGTCGTCGCCGTCAACGAGGCGATGTGCCGCATCTACAACCGGCTCCGTGAGACGCTGACGACCGATTACGTGTGGGTGTTGGAAGATGACGTGATCCCACCCGACGACGTGCTCGCGCGGTTGCTCGGCTCCTTCGACGAACAGACGGGTTCGGTCTGCGCACCCTATCGCTCCCGGTTCGACGGCTGGTATCTCGTCTGGTCGCGCGAGCGGGCCGGCAACAACGGCGTCCACCAGTTGGCCCCACCCCTCAGTGACCGGCCGCAGGTCCACGACATCCGGGGCAGCGGGTTCGGCTGCCTTGTCGCGCGGGCGGAAGTGCTCCGGCAACACATCTTCCGCCTGCCGCCGGGCGACACGCACTACGATATCCGGTTCTTCCGAGAATTGCCGGCTCGCTGGCGGCGGGTCGTCGACTGGACCTGCGAATGCCGGCACCTGCACAACGCGCCGCGGCCGAAGTGCAAGATCAGCAAGCGCCATTTGATCTATCACGTCACGCCGTTCGCCACGAACGACATCGGGCTCCGCAACGTCCGGCAGCTGCTCAAGCGGATCGACCTGTTCAACGGCCGCCGCGTCATCGCCGTGGCCACGGGGCCGGACCTGGTCTCGCCCCACGATGTCCGCGCCGCGTTCGGCACACATGAAGTGGAGATCCTCACCCGCCCCAACTCCCGCGAGCTGCGGGAGAACGCCACGTTCCTGCAGTTGCTGGAGCGGGTGAACTCGACCGATCCCACGGAGGCGACGTTCTACGCGCACGCCAAGGGGGTCGCCAAGGACGTCCTCTGCTCGGGCGATCCGCTCGGCTCACGGTACTGGCGCAACGCCATGTACCACGAGCTGCTCGACGGCTGGGAGCGGATCGCGGAGCTCCTCGAAGAGTATCCCGTCGTCGGCACGCATCGCCGCTATCACCCCGAGCAGCCGACGATCTATCCCGACGGCCAAAGCGCCTCCGACTGGCATTTCGCGGGGACGTTCTTCTGGTTCCGCAACCAGGACGTGTTTGCAACCGACCGCTGGCGCGACGTCTGGCAGCCGACCGGCTGGGGGGCCGAAGCCTGGGTCGGCCGGATGTTCGATTTCGATCAATCCGCGTGCGTGGCCTACGACGGCCTCGTCGACCACTACAACCCCGCCAGCTACGACCCGCAGATCGAAGATTAGTCTGAAGTCCGCAGTCTGTAGTCGGCAGTCAGGAGCGGAAAGAGCGAATCAAGCCGCCGAGGACTTTTGACGTTTCGACGCACGCATCTCGCAAAGCGATGTGGTTCGGCTCAGACAGGAATCCCAGACGATGGGCCAAGGAGACCTGGTATTCCAATTCGCGTGCTGATCCGTAGGCAATGTCGAGGAAACGCACGAACTCTGTTTCTGAGGTTCTCGCGGCTCCCTCAGCGATGTTTGACGGGATCGATACCGCCGCTCGCCGCATCTGGTTCGTGAGTCCGAACTGTTCGGATTTCGGGAAATCCACGGTCGCCTCGTAAACAGACAGCGCCAGCGCGTCCGCCAACTCAAAGGCTCGCAACTTCGTATGGTCTCGCATGCTCTTCCCCTACAGACTGCAGACTACGGACTACAGACTACCCTCTGCACGATCCTGTATCAGCCCGACTGGTCGCGGACCGGCAAGGTCATCGAGCAGAACCTGGCCGCGCTCGACGCCTGCGACCTCACCGGCGAACTCGTGATCGTCGACAACTCGCCGGCCCCAACGACGCCGGCGATCGGACTGGCGGCCCATGACCGCCGGGTCCGGCTGCTGTGGAACGACGGCTACAACCTCTACATCGCCGGAGCGCTCTCGCGCGTGCTCCGCGAAGCGCGCGGCGGGACGCTGGTCTACTTCTGTGCCTCGCATGGGCTGGTCCACGACCTGACGTGGCTGGCCGACATGCTCGCCCCGCTGGATGACCCGAAGGTCGGCGCGGCTGGACGTGCTGTGCGAGCTGGGGTTCAGCCACCGGTTCCCGTTCGAGTTCTGTGATGTCGATCTGTCCCGCCGCTGCCTGGCGGCCGGTTATCAGCTCGCTTCCGTCCCGTCGGTCGTTTCGGTCGCCGGCGGGATCATCCCTGATCCGGAGCGTTACAAGTATGTCCACGATTACAGATAGTCTGGAGCGGGGAGTCTGGAGACGGGAGGAAAGAGGAGCCACGCGCGCGGCTGCTCCCGACTCCGGACTCCGATCTCCCGTCTGCGATGTTCCGTTCCGGCATCGGGTGATCGACGATTGG